CCAGCGGTGGCCCCACATGCGCAGATAGCGCATTGTTACTCAGCGGCGGCAGGCGTTAAATCAGTCGGCTCAGCTGCAGAGCATAACGATGTGTGGATGGTTTATTGCGGCTCGACGGACCGAGGACATTCGGGTTCCCCTTATTATTATGGCAAGCGAGTTTTCGGGATGCATCTGATGGGTGGAGTGGTGAATTATGGCTTATCGGCCAATTTTCTAAACTTACTACTAGGTCAGGAAGTCCCGGAGACCTGGTCGCACGACGGTCTGACATGGCGTAAGCCAAATAAGCTACAGCTTATGAGGTGGGGCCATGATGATTATATGTGGAAGGATCGGTATGGTCATCTACAGATCATCCAGAGGGAGGAGATTCCTATGGGGACAGAATTGGAGGTGGTGGGGGAGGCAAATATGCTTCGTCCGAACTATGGGTGGGAGATAGCGGAAGCGGTCGACCACGATAATGCGGATTTAAACTCGCAGCTGAGTGCCCCTGCGGCGCCGTGCTCAGCGAGTGCCCCGCCGCCTACAAACTGTTCGGTAATCGGTTCAAAGTTAAACTCGGTCCACTCGCCGACTTTAGGAAGGAAGGATTCCAACACCCAAACAGCACCCTCTCTGACATTGGTAAATCTCTCTGCTATCACGCTGGAAGGTGGGCAGCAGCCAACGAGAAGTGCGAAGCGCCGGGAGCAGCTGCGATTAAAGATATCGCGGCAACTTTCAGGAGAGACTTCCCGAGGCGGGACAGAGGTCAAGCAGATTATGAGTGGTTTAAGCAGCGGCTCAGAAAACTTGACTTCGATTCCTGCCCCGGGGAGCCCTTCATAGAGTGCTCCAATGGACAGGTGCTCGGGTGGGATGGGCTCTTTATGGATGAGCGTAAGGTTAAGAATCTCTGGCATTTGGTCCAGCAGCAGCTGGGCCGTTTGCGAGAAGGACCTAGCGCTCACCCTATTAAGCTCTTCGTTAAACCCGAGTGGCATCCGGATAGGAAGGCGAATATCGGAGCTTGGCGGCTGATATCAGCTGTGAGCCTCATTGACCGAATGGTCGATGAGATGCTATACGGCTGGTATTTGGACGACTGGTATCCGGCAAACGCCTCACTTACGGGTTTCGCGGCGGTTGGCTGGTCGCTCCAGCATGGAGGATGGCGGAAGATGGCTGAGCGTTTTCCGAGGGGAGCCATAAGCTCGGATAGGTCCGCATGGGATTGGACTGTTCAAGAGTGGAATGTGCCTTTCCTAGAGGAGGTCTTGAGCTTCATTGTAGTTGATGAGGACAGGATCATCTTGAAGAATAGGTTAGCGGCACTCTTCAAGGCCGATTTCACGCTTGGGCCGAAAGTCGTTAAGCAGGTGTCAGTGGGGGTTATGAAGTCTGGTTGCCTTGGTACCATCTTCTTCAATTCGCTTTTGGTGACGGCTCATCATCGTATGGCGAGGAGGAGACTCGGTCTTGAACCCGTGACTAATACAATAGCTATGGGTGATGACTTTGTCTTCGATGATGATAGCCCCGATAATATATCGGATGAATACGTCAAGTTGGGAAGCGTGGTTAAGGAGATTGGCAAGAGAGGCAATGTTGAGTTTTGTTCGTGTGAGTTTACGAGCTCCGAACATAAGCCAAAAAA